TGTTTTGACCTAAAGGGTGTTCCTGGTTTTGTACATCATATTGGTGATATAAAAATGCCAGACGCAATGGATCCTAACAATTTAGTTCTTAACTCAGCTGCAGATGACACAGAAATTAATTTTACAGAAGATACTAATGTCAATTACTTGACAAATAAATTAAATAAAGGTTGGCAACCAGTAACATCTCGAGGTAAAGATTATAATAAAACTTGGGCTCACGCTTTAATACCTAGAGTCGAAGTTAGATTTCCAGATTCTATAAAAAACCAAATATCTGGCTATAAAATAGTTAAAGTAGAAATGCTGGAAAACGATAGAATGGTAATGACTCAAGGGTTGTTAAATCCTATTATGAGGTATAAAAATGATTCGAACACACCTGCTGATATGAAAAACAAGGTTGGTGTTGGGTATGTGCCGCATAACTTAAATAAAAGCGATACTAATGGAAGTAACGCGACTTGGGCTGCTGGAGCTATGGAACAATACGGATATACTCTTGATACTCCTGACGCTACTTTTGGCGGTCTCCCTCTCTCTTATGGTTCTGGGTTTGATTTAAAAGTAATATATCCTGTAGAAATGGATATGGGTGGTGTTAATTGGTATCAAGACGAGTCAGGCGCAGACATTGGTTTTAGCGCTGATCCTAGTGTAACTTCAGGTAGTGGTGTTGTTGGAAAGACTGAATTGTGGGGGGAAAACACTACTCATAGCTATGCTTCTAGCGCAAATAATAATGTACAAAGATTAGTAGATACTAGACAAGACTTTTCTGGTATGTCTTTTATCTCTGGTGGATCTACAAATGACCCGCATGTAAGTGGAATAAATATAAGGGGTACAGGCACATATATTTCTTACAAATATAGGCCTGTAAAAATAATGGAAGACCTTGATAAGTTTCTTAGCTACTCAGATGAAAAATTATTAAATGGTGTTCGTAGACAACTAAAGTTTACTAAAGCAGTTGTTAATGGTGAAGAGGTTGGTACATCTTCAAGTGGAATGAGTTATATATTTAGAAATTCATCTGTACAATCTCAATCAGCTAGTGGTAATCATGACTGGGTTAATTCAGGATCTTATATAGCAAATTCCTCTGGGATTGACCATGCTACTACAGGAGAGATGAACCATTGCCCAACAACTATGTTTGTTTCTACTCATCCAGATAATATACCTATGCCGTCAGTTGTAAAAGTTGATAATGCGACTAGCGCTACAATACCTGATGATCATTGGTTTGGCCACATGGATCATGGTGCTGTTCACGGGACTAAACTTTGGAGATGGAATACATCTAAATGGATTTGCGAAGTAATAAGACATACTGCTGATGGTTGGGAACAGTTTGGTGGCGTTAGTGATGGTGCGATTAGAAATAATAGATTTATATCTGCTTCTCCGTTTAAGAAAAAAACTACTACAGATTTTTTAATTACAGAAGGAGATGTTTATGTAGATTATTACTCTATAGGTAAATCACTTCAAGGAGGGACTGCGAGTACTCAATCGTATGGTCAAACTTTTCCTATAGAATCGAGGTACAATATAGCATTAAGACAAGGAGTTTATCTTGGCTCTTCTGATGTAGCAAACTTTAATGTAGAAGATAATTACTTATACAATACTGCATACTCGATGCAAAATTCACTAAAAGGTTATGTGGCTAAGCCTAATAATTTCACTTCTAATGATTTCTTTAGAGCAAAAATAGCTGCATCTCAAACAAAATTAGTTGGAGAGCCTTTTGATGCTTGGAGTGTTTTTCCTTCTAGTGATTTTATAGAATTAAATTTAGCTCAAGGAAAATTAACTGATTTAGTTAATTATAAAAATAATTTATATGCATTACAGGACCAGGGAGTTTCACTTTTATCTATTAATCCTAGAGCTTTAATTACAGCAGAAGGATCTGCAGCTGATATACAAATTGTTTCAGGAACTGGTACGGCTATAGAGAGATATGATTATTTAACTACACAATATGGTTCTCAGCATTTTAATAAAGCCGTAACAACTCCTACTGGTTTTTATTTTATAGATTCAGATAAAGGTGAGCTTATTAAATTTGATGGAAACACTATAAATCCAGCATCTTTATCTTTAGGTTATAAATCATATATTGAATCTATTACTAAAGACAAAATTATACCAATCAATTCTAATAATAATATTGGTAGCTTAGTACAGGGAATATATTGTGGTTATGATAGTGAATTTAGGGAATGTCATTTTACAATATCAGATAGTACTAACACTATAAATAGTTTTGTAATTTCTGATTTAGATGCCAAACTTGTTACTAAATTAGAACTAAAAAGTGATGCGACAACATCTTCTTTTGGATCAATATTTTTCAAAAAATATATATCTTACAAAAATAGACTATATGGAGTAGGACATCAAACATCTAGCAATTCTAATGATTCTATATATTTATTTAACTCAGATGTGTATCAAAATTTTAACGTTGGATTTGTAGTAAATGATAATGCTATAATTAATAAAATATTTGATTCTTCAGAAATAATAACTGATGTACAAAATACAACAGATATATTTAGCGCACATCTCTTGGAGGATTCTATTGGCAACAACAGTGCGGCTGGAGGTTCGCTTGAAAGAATTAGAGAAGGAATACACAGGCTTCCACTAAGAGGTTTAACAAATACGCACAGAATGAGAGGTAATTGGTTAAAACACGCCATACATTATTACCAACCAGTAGTATCAAATAGTATTGATTCAGCTAATGACAAAAAATTCAATATATTTGCAATAAACACAAGATACAGACAATCAAGATAATATTATGCCAGAAAATTCAAACATATATAGTTCATTATTCCCAAATGGGGTAAGCCAAGGAGGAATGTATCAAACATTTAATTCTGGAGGATATAATAACATATTAAATAACAGTTCTTCGATTAATACTGGATCTAACATGTCTGACACTATTAGTGGTGGTGGTGGTTTTAACCTTGATGTTGGTAATACTTTAGGGGCGTTAGGTAGTCTTGCTGCGGGCTCAGGTGAGGTTACCAGTAAAAATGTTAAAGACAAAACCACTCTGAATTACGCATCTAAAGGTGTTCAACTTGGATCTAAATTAGGGCCTTGGGGTGCACTAATTGGAGGTATTGGTGGTGGATTATATGGAGCTATGCAGGGTGGTGAAATGGAAAGAAAAATGAAGCATCATGAAAGAAATGTTATTTCTACAGAAGGTCTTGTTTCACAAATGCAGTCAAACATTAAAGATTCTCAATCTTCTGTTTCTGATTTCTGGCAAGGACAAAAGAATGCTACAGAAAACGCTTATAGCGTGGGGCACATAGATAATTTTTTACAAAAAAATAGAGTATAATTATGAGTTTACCAGCAATACCAGTAGGAGGTAAGTATTTAAGTAAAAGTCAAATAAATAAAAACAAAGATTTATTTTTAAAACAACCAGGAGTTGCTAAAAGAATAAATGAGTTATCTAAATCTTTAGGCGTTAGCCCTGAAGAAATACTTTTTGTTTTTGAAAAAGAAACTGCAGGTAGCTTTTCTCCGTCCCAGAAAAATTTAGGAGGAGGAAATGCTGTAGGTTTAATTCAGTTTTTAGATACAGATGGTGATGCAGGTAAAGGTGGTAAAACTGTAAATGGTAAATTCTACAAGCATTCTGACTTAGAAAAAATGTCAACACTAGAGCAGTTAGATGTTGTTGACGAATATTTTAAAGAAAATTTTACATCTAAAAATGGTATTCCAGGTCAACTATATTTATCTATTAGTAGGCCAGCATCAGTAGGCGCTGATCCAAATAGCATAGCATACGCTGCGGGAAGTGCAGAAGCAAATCAGAATTCAGGATGGCAAAATTCTGACGGAGCTGTTACTGTTGGGTCTTTAATGAAATTTGGAAGTAAACAAGAATTTGCTCAATGGATTCCTGAGCCAGACAAACCCTATGATGTTAAAAAATCTAGTGCTGGTGAAGCTTTAGAATTAATAAAGCAAATAAATGATTTTGATAAAAATTATAATATACCTGCTGTAGTTGATGGTGACAACTCATATTTTATGGGTGACGCATTAACATATAAAACAGAGTCTAGACTACCTATTGAGGAAAGAGAAGACATTAAGCAAAAAGTTTTAGAGTATTCTCAAAATTTTACAGACGATCTTTCCTATAGATTTATGGATTCTGGCGGTGATAGTGATAGGGGTGATAAGTATTTAGACGGGCTAAAAAATTTAATGGGTTTAGACAAGTTAGATTTAAGTAATCCTGACGATTATGTTAAATCTCAGAATACTGCTTTATATATAAACAAATTAATTAGAGATCCTGAATTTAAATCATTAGCTATAGAAAATCACAAGAATGATGATAAAGGTGAAAACTTTACTGACATGCTTAATGATAGATCTTTTGATTTAAATAAAGTTTGGAGTGGATTGGGTTCACCTAAATTAGGCCCAAAATATAAAGGTAAATATAGTTCGCCAGGATTTCAAGACTTTAAACAAGAATTAATTGATAAGCTAAAAGATAACGAATACGTTAAAAATAATTTTAAGCAAAGTAAAAAATTCGATATTAATTATAATCCTGTATTTGACGCAAAAAAAGGAAATATTGATTTTAAAAATATACAGAATTGGACTGGAAGTATAGCTGATAAAATAAAAAACGATAAAGAACCCTTATTAAAAGATACACCTTTAACTCCAGAAGTAGAAAAAGAAGAAACTGTTTTAACTGAAATACTTGAAGAAGAAGCTAAGACATCATTATTAGATTTAGATAGTGAAAATGTAGTATTAGATCAAGAATTAGATATTGAAACAGACAGCGATACTGAAGAAGAGGAAGACTCTATGGATTCTTTAGGGCTTAACGAAGATGGCTCTCCTAAAGTTAAAACTTCTGATAAAAAAACTAAAACTTATAATGATGCAATGGGCGGTGATGATGCAGCATTTGAAGAAACGTTTTTAGATAAGATAGGTGGTGTATCATCATTAATAGGTTTAGCAACTGGAGTTGTAGGTTTAGGTCAGGCTCTTAAAGAAGTAGATATACCTAAAGACCCAAAGCTTGGTCCTGCATTTCAACAAAGATTAGAAGAATCTAAACGAATGGCTCAACAAGGACTAACGCCTTCTGAGTTAGCTAAAGCACACAATGAGTTAGATTCATCTTATGCTACGGGTATAGAAAATATTGTTAGAGGTTCTGCTGGTAATAGAGCTCAATTTATGGCTGGGCTTGGTGGTCTTGATGTTGCGCGTCAATCTGCATTAATGGACATTGCAGTAGCAGATGCACAGATGCAAAGACAGAATCAAGAAAAGTATGATGGTATGATGATGATGAATGAGCAATATGAAGCTGCTAGAACATCTAAATACAACAATGCTAAGTTTGAGCAAGAAATGATGAATAAACAAGCAGGAGCTGCTCTTGCTGGATCTGCGCTAAGTATGGTTACTGAGTCTATTGGAGATAGACAGTTAAACCAGCTTAGAAAAATGCAGACACAGAAAATGATGAGAGATATGGGTTATATCCCTGACTCGAAAGGTAATTCTGCACAATATAAATTAGGTACAGATAAAGAGGGAAATGATTTGCTTGCAGATATAAATTCTCTTACATCTGATGGCTCTCAAAGAACTGGCTTAATAGAGGGTATAAAAAATAAGTTTAAAATTAAGCAAGAGGCTAAAAGTAAAGAGCATGATGCAAATCAATTTAAATTAGCCCATCAAAAGGCGATGAATGATATAAAATTAAAAGAAGAAGAAAAATCAGTTATGAATTTTGCTAATCAATACCCAGGATTACTTGGAGGAAGTTCATTAATATACTAAAATTATGGCTATAGACTACGGAGCTATGCAGGCTCTAACACAAATATTTCAAGGAACATCTCAAGCAAGAAGAGCAAGAAGACAGGAAGTCGCTCAATTGCAAAACGAGATGTACCAAATGGAGCAAAGAGAATTGCAAAACGCAAATCTTGTTGCTAGTGAGCAGGCTACAATAGAGAAGTCTAGACAGCAATACTTACAAACTGTTCATAACATCCCTCACATGAGAGATTACGTCAATAACTTTTTTGACGAAAAGTCTTCTGAATTTAAAGGAATACTTAAAGAATATAATGGTAGATATTCTAGCGCTATGTCTAGCGGTAAAGTTTTAGACTTTAGAGATAGTATTTTAGCAGACTTACAAAGAACAGATAAATATCAGAAAGCCGTTAAGTCTGCTTCTGCGTTAGCAAACTTTGATGCATACGAAGTTGGTAAAGACGGTAATGGTGTTTCTACTAAAGGATTGCTATCCGAAAGAGATAGAGATCGTAGAGCTGCGTATTTAAGAGGTGAGTTAGATGAGTTTTCTTTAACTGGATTAAGAACTGAGTATAATGCAGTAGATGCTGCTGATCATTACGAAGGTACTAAACCTAATTTTGATGAAATATATAGTCAGCAATACCAAGCTGTAGTTCACAACTACATGACTGAAACTGGAGACAGAGATTGGTCTGCTTTACAAAACTACGCAGACCAACATTATGATGGTAACACGCAAGCAGCTTTAAAAGCTTGGGCTAAAACTGACATGGGTATAGCTGGTGCTTACAATGAAAATATGAAAGGCACAAAAGAAATTCCTGTTATTGAGCAAGAAGCTAGAATGAGAAATATTTTAGATACTACTTACGATAATAAATATAAAGCAATTGATGGTATGGATTTTATTATAGGCCAGCCAGCTATGCAGCAAATGGGTGTAAGCTTAACGGGTATAGAAAAGAAGGGTGATGTACAACTTTATAGTAAGGGTGTTTTTACTGATTTTCCAGAATCTGTTTTACAAGAGATAATAAAACAACGCGGAGCAATAAATGGAATAACAAGTAATGGAGACGGGTCTTATCAGCTTGCTAATATAAAAAATTGTTTTGATGCTAATGGTGCTTATGTAGATGGAGCAGAAGCTATAGACAAACACACAAACATGAATTATGCTGGTATGTATGTAGCAACTAAAGCTGTGTTTGAAATAGAAGGTCCTAACGGTCAAATGATTAAAAAAGAACAGTTAGTTGGAGATACAAGAGATAAAGATTTAAGAAAATCATTAGAAAAACAGTGGGGAGTAAAATATGAAAACATAAAAATGGTTCCTACTTTTGTTGCTACATTTGAGCACGACAATACTTTAGGTGCTGGATTTGAAGATATGAGGTGGTGGGATAAACAAGTTCATATGCAAATAGACCCTAAAAGTGGAATGCTAGAAAGAATTATGGATAATACAGGCGTAGAAGAAAGCCTTCAAGCATCACAAAAAAGTGAACAGATTGTTAATAAGATGCAAAAATCTAAACAAGAAGAAATACAAACACATTTAGATTCTAGAAGAGATCAGCAAATGAAACCTGCAAATGAAATATATAATACTCAACAAACAAGTGACGGTGAAGCTGTAACTATGACGTTTATGGATGATTATATAACATCATATGCAGATGTTAATTCTTCTGATAAAGCTAAAAAGAATCACTCAGTATTAATGTCTATGGCATCTCTTAGTGCTATAGATAATAATGATGGTGATTACCCTGGACAAGTTAAAGCATACTACAGCGCTTTTGATGGGCTGTTAAACGGTAAAAGCGATAACGCAATTAAGTTCCAAAAAGCAATAGAAGGTGGTGATAGAAAAACTATCTTTGAATTTGTAAATTCAATGTTTAATAATGTTAGCTTCGACCCTGAAAAAGCTGAAAGTTTAACTCAGACTTGGTCTAATTATAGAAAATAATAAATGCAAGAAGATTTATTAAATTACGCAGATCCTTCATTAATCAATCAAGGAACAGCTCCACAACCAGAACAAAGTGAATTAGGTGCAAATCCAATGTTGTCTTCAGATGATTCTGATTATTTAGCGCAACAAGCTGCAATTAGTGGAGTAGAAGAAACTATTAATCCTTTAACATCTGGCTTACAAAAAAGAGATGAACAAGCTACCAATCAAGGCTACGTTGATCCTGAGTTAATGTTTGAAGGCAACCTTGAAAAAGGTGGTAAAAGTTTAGTAGCAGGTGTTGGTATTGTTGTTAACGATATAGGCAACATGATTGATTACGCTGCAATGACAATGTTGCCAGATGAAGTTAGAAAGTCTGATACGTTTATGAATCTTGCAGAAAGATTGCCAAACTTTCATGAGTATGGTGATGCTTTACAAAAATGGGGTGAAGTTCATCAGTCACCAGGACTTGATGAGTTTACTTTAGATGATATGTTTAAAGCTGAGTTTTGGTTTACTGACGTAGCTAAGACTCTTCCATATATGGCTGCTATGTTTGTTCCAGGAGCGCAAGGCGCTGGTATAGCAAGAGGCCTTGCAATGGCAGGAGCAAAATCTGCAGCTAAAAGAGGTTTGTTTGGTTCTGCTAAAAGAATGCTTGGAGTAAGAGCCGCACAGGAGACTGCTAAAGCCGCTGCTAAAGGTGGGGCAAAAGCTGTTGCAGGTGCTGCAGCAACAACAGGAGGATCAGGAGTAATGGGTGCATTAGCAACGTCTACTGCAGCAGGTGAAATAGGATTAACATCTTTAGGTTCTGGCCTTGCTACATGGCTAGGTGCTGGTACAGCAAGTACAACTGTAATTGGTGCAGGTTTAGCAGGTGATGTATATAATAGAGCATTAGACATGGGAATGACTGAAGAAGAGGCTGGTGAAGCTGCTCATGGTACATTTATAGATAACATGGCTTGGATAGGTCTTAATGGTTTGTCTTGGGGTGTGCAGTTTGGTGGTGTTTCTGGTAGGGCTTTTAGAGCTTTTAATAAAATAAAAGGTGGAGCTCAAACAGCTAATCAGTTACAAAAAACTTTTGGACAAAGACTTATGCAGCATGCTCGTAGAGGTGCAGCATCTGGTACGTTTGAAGGTACAGAAGAAATGTTCCAAGAAACATACGAAACTTGGATACAAGAAAAGAATTTAGCAGAAGCTAAAGGTGAAGAGTTTATTTCTTATACAGATTTTTTAACGTCAGACGAAAACAGAAAAACATTAGGAGTTTCGTTTGCCGCTGGTTTCCTTATGGGAGGTAAAGGTGGATTTATGAATAGCGTTGCAGAAAATGGTAGAAGAATAACTAACAAAAGAGTTTCTATTGATGACGACATTAACATGTATGAAAACATGAATGAAGCTCAAAGAAAAGTCAGAACTCTTGAGATTATAGAAGCTGCTGTTAGAGAAGATCAACTAGATGGTCTTAATGGTACTTTAGATAAGCTGCAAAAAGCAGGTAAAATATCTACAGAAGAAAGAGTTGATCTTGACAATATAATTGTCGAGTACGCTGAAATAGCAGCTACTCTTCCTTTTAAAGAAAAACTAACAGAGGTTGGACAACAAACTTTATTTAACTTAAAGGTTAAGCAAAATCAAAACAATAAAGCTAAAACAAATTTAGAGGCTTTAAAGGATAAAAGCTTACAAGAGGCAAATGATAATTTGACTGGTAAAGTTTTAAACGATCAAATAGCTTTAATAGAGGCAGAGCACGCTGTTAACATGACAAATCTCGAAAACGAGATGAATGAAAACAATGATGCTGTAGCTAAATTGCTTACTTCTAAAAAATATTCTGAAAAGAGTAAAGGAGTTGATAAAAAAAGAGTATCAGAAATAAATAAGTTTGTAGAGACTGAGGAGTACAATAATATGTCTGACTCAGCAAAACAAGATATATTACAAGAAAGACAAAACCTACAAGAAAGAATCAAAGAAGATTCTTATGTAGTTAATGATGCTCTTTCTATGACAGAGTCTGAATTTCAGCAATTTACTACAGAAGGTGCAGAGCAAAAAGCTGTTGCCGATAAAGAAGCTGCTGAAGCTGCAGGTGTAAAAGCAGAACAAACAGCAGAGAAAGGCAAGGAAAAAGCTAAATCTTTATTTGAAAAAGGTAAAGAGTTATTTGGTAAAGCATATAATGCAACTAGAGATTTTGCAAAAAAGCAAGCATTATCATTTAAAGAAAGTTCAGCTATAAAAAGAGTTACTAAGCCTATAACTGAAGATGTACAAAAACTTGTTGACGAAGGAAAGTCAGCAGAAGAAATATCTGAATTTATAAAAAGCAAATTAACTCCTGAGCAAATAGAAAAATCTGGCGTTACAAAAGAAAGATTAAATGAGCTTATAGATGAAGCGTCTGCATTTTATACTGGTGCTAAACCCGAAAGTGAAACTGCAGAGGCTGAAACAGAAGAAGAATTAAAAACAGATCCTGAAACAGTTACAGTTACAGACGAAGAAGTCTTTGCTGAAATAAGAAAAAGACGTGAAGAAGCTGCCAAAGAAGGAAAGGGATCTGGTACAGAAGGACTCACAACACAAGAGGAAATAGATGCTGTAAGGGAAGAATTAATTAAAGCTAAACAAGATGCAGAATCAGAATCAGTTATCCCAGAAGGAGAAGAACAAATTAGCTCAGAAGAAGCAGAGAAAGAATCACAAAAAAGCACTGAGCAAGCTAAAGAAGAATCTAAATCAACAGTAGATAGTATTTTAGATTTTGCAAGGAATGTAGCTAAAAAAAGTAAGAAGCTTTTATCTCGTCAAGAGAATAAAGAATTAGATAAAGCGATTACTAATCTTGGAAAAACTTGGTCTAAGTTTGCTCCAAATGTAAAAAGCAAAAAACTAAAAGTAGAAGAAGAAACAACTAAAGGTGTGTTGTCTTACTACGCTTCTATAAATCCAGGCTTACACGGTGCGGTTATGGAGGCTGCATCAAAAAAGTTTCCTGACAAACAGTTATTAATATTACGAAATGTTATTGACGAGCATGGAAGTCAAGTTGGTGGGTATGCGATGGGATCTGCTGTATTAGCAAAAGAAGGATCTGATTTAGGTATTAGAATAATGCATGAGTATGGACATGTTTATTATGATATGCTAAAAGATAATCCGTCTTTTATGCGTGGAGTAAATAAAATTATAGGAAGTGATATTTATAATGATGTTAAAAAACAATATGCAGAATTAGTTTTGTATAAAACATCTGATGGAAATATTATTAGTGCTGGAGATTTAATATCTCAAATAGAAAATAGTAGACTTGTAGAAAATAAAAAATACAAAGAAACTATCGAAGCTTTTAGAGAGGCCGTAAAAAGTGGTGATGGTGAAGCTATTAATTCTTTAGCTAATAATTTATTAAACAAACTACAAGAAGATGGTGTTGCAAAAGTTCTACCAGATGAACAACAAGTAGATATTATAGAAGAAGCATTTGTTACGTCATTAGCTCCACAGCTTGTAACTAAATTAGATTTATTATTTAAAAAACCTGCCGAAGCTAAAGAGTATAAATCTTTTATTAGAAGAACTACAGAAAGAGTTGCAAAAATGTTTACTCCTTCTGATTCTAAAAAAATATTATCTGAATTAGATAGGGGTTTTGAAAATCTTACTACAGATGAAATGTATACTAAAATAGCGGATGATTTTGCTAAAGGTACACAGGGAGGTAGTTTAAAGTTTCAAAATTCTAGATCTAAAAAGTTAAAACTAAACAGAACATTTTCAGCATCAATAGCTGTTGCTATAAATAAGATGAATCCAAACATGTACAACACAATGAGTGTACAGGAACTATCTAAAACAGCAATTGATTTTGCTACACAATACTCTAAATCTATTGGTGAAGATATAAAAATTACAAAAGAACTTAGAGAAGAAGTTGAAAGTAGAGTTCTTATTCGTCAAGAGTCAATGAAAGGATTTACACTTTCTCCTTCTGGAAAAACTAGTGGCGTTTCTTCTATATATAAAGCAGCAGGAATGAAACAAAATATTCCTAGCGACTTAGAACAACAGCAAGAAAATTTTGACGAAGTAGAGTCGTTATTAGAAGAATCTGATATAGGTGCTGATTGGTATATGTCTGCTGAAAAAGCAATGGACAATTCTACATCAACATTTATTACTGCTTTAATGAAAATAGCAAATCCTGATAGTAGAAATATTACTACAGGAAAGCCAAGGTATCAAAAATCAAAACTAGAAGCTGGTTTATTAAACATGGCGCATTCTAATAGAGATAATGTTAATGATTTTACTAGAGCTTTTATGAACTCAAATGAAGGTCATATTAAAAAAGCTAGAGAAATAATGCAGGAAAGATTATCGGAAGGCGAAATGTATGCTGCCATAAGAGATATTCATAATAACTATAGAAATAAATTTATAGAATCAATATTAAATACTACAGTAACTAGTGATGGTTCTATTTCAGAATCTGTAGCTATACATGACTCAGAAAGAAGAAGAGTTAACGCTATGAAGAAAGCAGGTAATCAAATTTTCTTTAAAAATAATACCCTGTTAAAAAGCGCTGTACTAGAAAGAATATCTGCAGCACAAGCAAAAATAAATAAAGGACAAAAATTATCTCAACAAGAAGGTTTAGAAATTGCAACTGCTATTTTGAGATCAGTAGAAGGTTTAAATAATTATTTAGATTATGATCAATTAGCGAACATAAGACTATATAGAGGTAATAGACTTTTAAATGTACAAGACTATATAGCTGATATAATATCAGATAAAAGTTTAGTTGATAAAAAGACTGGTAAAACTTATTTATCTCAAGGTAAAATACCTGTTATGAATATGGTTCCTTTATTTAAAAGCATGGTTATAGCTTCTAGAGGTAAAAATGCTATTAAGTCTGTTTCTGATGTAAATGGTAATATGACTTTAGCATTTAATTATAATAATAACTTATTAAATAATTCTGATGTTATAATTAACATGGCTAAAACTCCAGAAGGTAGAAAAAAATTAGCAAAAAAATATTTAAAGAAAAGAAAAGGTAAGCTTGTAGGTAATCCATTTGTTGAAATGGTTATTGGTCTTGGCGTTAATGGTATGGCAGATCAAGCTTATCAAATAGGTTTTGATGGTGGGGTTATTTCTTATAGAGATGGTGATGGTAAAGGCGTAAAATTTGAACAACAAACTAAAGACGATATTGTTCAGTTTGATATGGAAAAATTTGCATCTAATTGGGATTCAAGAAAGCCTGGAAAAAGTAGAAGCTTTTACACTCAGCCTATAGCAATTTTTGCAAACTCAAAAAGAAGATATTCTATTGCGTCTCCAATGGCTACTACTGAAGCTCAAAAGCAAAAAGTAATAAGCGGATTAATTGCAAAAAAAGACCACAAAGTAAAATATAAAGATGGTCAATTAGCTTTAGGTTTTGAAATAAAAGCTAATGGCAAGTATGATATTTCTCAAGAGGTTTCTAAAATGAAGCAGTGGTTTTATGATAACCCTAATTTAATTAAATCAAATAAAGTTCTATTTAGCTTTGCAAAAGTTACTGGTAATAGAGTTGCAATAACACCACAAGGTGAGCAAATGATAGAAGACTATGTGTTTAACTATATGGTAAATAGTTATTATGCACAGCAACTATTTGTTGGTAAGCACGGACAAGCAAAAAGTCAAGCTGATTATATAAAAAGAGCTACAGGAGCTATAGCAAGACACGATGGCTCTATGAGAGGAGTTGCTATTGAGCCAATGATATATAAAGATGTAGATGAAAATGGTGTAAATGCTACTGATGCTGGTGCATTTATATTACCTGAAGACGTACCTATGATTCAGGATAGGGTTAGTAATAATGTCGGTAGAGGATTTAAGTTTGTTTATTATGGTAGTGATATGCGAGTAGATGATGAAAACACAAACATGGTTGGTGATGAATCAATAGCAGATCAAGATTATTATTTTAAAACATATGTGCATGTACTAGATTCTGAGTTTATTGCAGATTCTCCAGAATTACAAAAAATAGAAAGAGAGCTAAGAGCTAGAAAAAAATTCAATAATGACCAGCAAAATATGTTTGGTGAAACATTGAATATAGCAATGTATGAAAGTGCAGCTAAAAAGGCCCCATCAATACATGGGACGTCTGCATCTGCTGAAAGCTTTGAGGAGGGTTCAAACGCTTGGAATCAACTTAATGACGCTTACATGTCTGGTAATAAAGTTGTTGGTATTGACGGATCTAATATGGGTATACAATTACCTATGGATAAGTATAGAGAAGAAGTTGTAGAGCCAACACAAATGTCAGCAGCAGACTTAAATGAATTAACTCCTGAGCAGTTAGAAGATATGGAAGAAATATTAAAGCTAAGACAAGAAGCATTAGACTTGGCTTTAGAAGAGTCTGCAGGAGATATTTTGTCTGAAGGTATAGATGCTACTCCAGAAGCAAGAGCTAAAAGTAAAGAAGCAGTTGTATCTAAAATAAGTAAAAGTTCTGTTGCTGCTACATTTAACGGTATAGCAAGATACCAAGCCATAACAAATCCTAGAGTAAGCCAAAATCTTCCTTCTTTATCTAAGTTCTATGGTAATAGTATTAGAAGTTCTGTAAAAAAATCTTCTAAAGTTATGACTGCTGGTACAATAGCAATCCAAGGTGTTGCTGTAGGTAAAGGCCTTAAAGGTTATTTTGATGAGAACGGTAAAGAGTACATAGGCATGAGATATGAAGTTCAAGCTGATGGTACTACAATTAAAAAGCCTGCTATATTACCTGCAGAAGCAATTGTTCCAGCTGGACTAAAAGGTAAATATTTTTCTAGAGTAAATGAAGAGTTTAATAATGAAACTGAAGCAAAAAGATATGCTGACGGTTTAATTGTAGATACAGCAGCGTCTACTGACTTGGATAAAGCTGGAGTTAGAATAAAAGGATTAAATAGAAAATTCCCTAGTAAAAGAGCAGCTAAAGAATTTTTATACAATAAAATTGCTGTTCAACCAGATGGTAAATTTATTATTCTTGGTGATGAGTTTTTTGGACCTCGTGTTCCTGCTCACGGAAAGCAATCTAAACCTATTATGGAAATTAAAGGTTTTCAAAAAGAAGTTTTAGATAAGAATGGTAAGCACTTAAATAATCACATACAAGTTTCTCCAGAAATAAATAGAATATTAGGTTCCGATCATGATGGTGATAGTTTATTTATAAACTTACCCTATGAAAATCCTAAAACTAAAAGACAAGAAAAAGTAAATGAGCTTTTAAGTAAGCAATTTAAGTTTTATAGAAATGTTGCTATGTTTGATTTATTAACTGCGTCAATGGAGTATGAATCAGGTGTTGAAGCTAGAATAAAAGCAATACAAAAGAAAAATCCTAATAAAGTAAAAAGATCTTCACAGACATCACCAATAGGTGCTTCTGAGTTTTTTGAGGAAAACGTACAGGGTAGCGGTATGATTGGAACTATTGCTGCCTTAAACAATGGAATGTCTTATGCTGCAAGGTATGGAGTTGAAATAGGTGTTAAAGGTGGAATAACTATAGATGGTAAAACTATAGATAAATTCCAAGATGATACAAGTCTTAAAGGTAAAGAATCTCTTTCTTTTAAAAATGCAGTACTATTGAATATAGCATTAGATAACACAAAAAATCAACATGCAACTGCTTTAGGTATGAACCCTTCTACTATAAGTGCTGTAGCATTTATGACTAGATTAGGGTTTGATAGCTCTTCTTTAGACTCTGTATTTACATCTAAAGCCGCAGAGTTATACGCTAAATTTAAAGGCAAGAAAGCGTTAAAGGATCAAACTTTTATTAATACTAATGAAACAAGCGCTGCTGTATTGGCTTACATGAATATGCTTGGAGGCACAGCTGAACAAGCAAGAAAAGCACTTGACAACTCTATTGCTTTTGGCGTTAATATAGATACGTCTAAAATTACAAGTAAACCTATTGATCAAATGACAGCAATAGAAAAGCAGCAAATGATTTCTGTGCTTGCAATGTTTGAAATAGCAGAAGGTGTAACTAAAGATATTTATGCTATTAATAATATGCTTGGGCAGCACAAAAATGTTTCTTATAACGAGCATGAAGCTAATAAACAGCTTGAAGATTACAACAACATTATAGGTGGTAAGAGTTCATTGAAAGGTAATGGCTTGACAGAAATGAATAATAATCCTGTAATAAAATCTTATAAAGATAGATTAGCTAAAACGTCTGCTATATATCAAAGCAATAATATCACAGGTACAGTTCACGCATCTAGTACCATGGAGTTAATTGAAAATTTAACTGGTAATGAAAATATAGCTAGAAGAGATGGTGATGAGCAAAGTAAAATTGTTAGAGATGTATTTACTAATACACTTCAGAATACAGTACCTATGTTTAAAAAGACATTAAAGCATTTAGGTAATTTTGAAGGAGATAGGCCAGAGCCTAGGGTTAACAAAGTTGTAAGAAACTTACAAGAAAAAATTGAAGACAAAGGTTTGCAAGACAACTTATTTATTCAATCAACTCAATTTAGTTTTTATGAAGGCTATGGTAATAACATGAATAAATACACTTTAAAACCAAATGTAGATTTTATAAATGAGTACACTACTGATGGTGAAATTTTAACGATAAGAAAAGCCTTTAGTGAATTACCATTAGATGTACAAGAAGATATATTTATAGTTGACTCTATTGTTAATGAGTTAGGATATAGAAACACATCTGTACAGCCTTTGTTTGACATGAAGACTTTAGAAAAGTTAAGTGAAGAAATTGATACAGTGCATCAAGAAGTTATAGATGATCTTTCTGATATAATTAGCCCTGAGTTAATGGCTGAGTCTATTATATTAGATAACCCTGAAATTATACCTACAGCTGCAAGAATACATGCTGGGGCGTCAGGCTCTAAATTTATAAAAGGATATGGAACAATAGCTAGAGTTGGAACAGAAAAAAGAAATGGTATACCTGTAAAGATTAAGGCGGTAGATGTAGCTAATAAAGCGCAGAAAGATTTGATGATAACAAATCAACCGCACTATGTTAAAATTGGAATACCAGGGAAAGGGATTGCAGTTTATAAGTATAAACCATTTAATGAGTCTAAAGTTAAAAGCGGAAAAGCAAGTAAACTTGATCAAGCAAAAAGAAATGGTTTATATGAATTAGTTGATGTTGTAAAACCTGATCCTAAAAAAGGTAAACAAAAAAGAAGTGAAGGAACTAATCTTTTGAAGATGCAAAACATGGCAAAGAAAAAGCCAACAATAGCTAAATCTAAAAAGATGAAATTCTCACACAGTAGAAGTTCTGAGTTTACTGGATACAGCTCTGCTGATGCTGAAATGTTTAGCCTTGAAGAGTACCTTGAAGATAAAGGACACAACGTCAGGAGCGTTATGAAAAACAAGGTCTTAAAAGAAGCAATGGAGTCGCTCTATAAAAACTATGTCGCAAATTTTAATTTAGCCCAGGAGTTTGACCGAACAATCATTCAAACTGGGAGAATTAAAAGACTCTCAGAAGAAAAACTATATGATTACGCATCGGTTATGCAAAAGCTTGATCCTAGCGCGTTATCTTCTGCTCACAAGGCTGTTGTATTAGAATTAGCTAAACGTGCATCAGAAGTTCAGAAAGCGTCTCGTAATGGTATAGACTGGACAGATAAGGGTGACATATCTTGGTTACATGCTTGGTTTGGATCTAATAACATTCCTGGACACAGACCAGAAATCCAAAACTTAATTCGTACTATGGAAAAAGAGTATGGAAAGTTTATGGAAGAAAATATTAAATTTCAAACTGAACTTGATAGACTCACAAAAAATCTTATTAGAAGCAAAATAGCAGAAGACGTAGGTCCTGCATCTAAAGTGGCTGAAGGTCTTAGATGGATTATGGGTTCTTATCCTAGCTGGACTGGGTACACTCAAAAAATGTATGAAAACATGTACGATAAGGTAGATGTTAAAATGAACGGAATAAAAACCCAAGAGTTAAAATTAAAAACAACAAAGGATTTTTTAGCTACAAAACCAACACAAGCTGAAGTAGAATTTTATACGTTCTTTAAAGAAACTACAAACAAGTATGGTAGAGTAACACAGCAAGCTCTTGGTGAAAGATATAAAGAGGGTTATATTCCTCATATTAAAATGGGGCTTTTTGGTTCTATAAAACAACGAGGCTTGTTTGGCCTTTATGACTATATGCTTCAAGGTACTGGAGACATTAATCATGTAAAAGTTAAAGGATATAACCCTATGACTGGTAAACAAGAGATTTTACCGTTTCACCAATGGAAGTTAGTATATTATTCCGCTAAAGGCACAAAAGGTGGATTTAAAAGTTTAGTAAATAAAAAGCAGTTTAAATCTGCTGCAAAATTAGATATAATTAGAAAGCGTGCAGAAAAGCTAGCAAAGCAAGGTAAGCATGACGATGGAACCAATATATCTATGACTGAGCAAGAAATACATGGTACTATGGGTACTAGTTTAATGTCTAGATTTACACAATCAAGAGGCGTTAGATCAGCTATGTTTGCTAGTGAAGATCTAGGAATGGCCCTTTCTCAATATGTTAATACTACATTATTTACATATGGTAATGAAAACTTTAGAGGTTTTAAATCTATGACACCATTGCTCGACGGTGTAATAGAATATAATAAAACTAAAGGAAATAAAAATGCAGTTACATATTTAGAAAATGTTTGGAAAAAAGGTTTCTATACATTTAAAGATAGTCAGTTTGGTATGGGTAGATTGGGAGATAATGCACTACACCAATTAGTTAAATTAACTCGTATTAGATATTTATCTCTTGGATTTGGTGGAGGTTTTGGAAACTTAATGGTTGGTAAGTACAATGAGTTTAGATCTAAAGGCGGCAAGAATTTCTTAAGAGGAGAGTCAAGATATTGGGGGCAACGCAAAAAGGCTTGGGCGTTAATTAAAAATCAATTAAATCCTGAAAAATTTGCATACGATTTAATTCAAGGTAATGATTCTTCAGGACTTGATACAATACTTATGTCGCCATATATAGGGTCAGAACATTATATTCAAGGCTCTGGATTTGTTTCTCAATTTACAGAAGAAGAATGGGGCAGAATAAGTGAAGACGGAGAAATACCTGCAGATATGCAAGATAAAGTTGATTTATATATTGACAACGTAACAAGACAACAGGGTTATGGTTATTCTAAAGTAGATCAAATTGGTATTGCTACATACTCTTGGGGTAAAGCAATAATGCAATTTAAAAAATGGATGCCTACATCTATAGCTGAAAGATTCCAAAAAGAAACTATAGATAGGTTTGGAGAAATGAGATCTGGTAGTAATAGAGAGGCTTTTATTTTTGGTGCTAATTTTACTAGAAAATTAATAGCTGGAGAAGAGTCTATTAAAAACTTTAGAAAAAGATTTAACGAGCTACCTAAGTCAAAGCAAGAAGCTGTTAAAACATTCTTTAGGGGTATGCAGGTTGTAAGTGCTTTAACTATACTTTCAATGTTATTTGGAGATTCAGATGACGAAGAGTTAAGGGGATTGGCAGACTTAGCATCAGACACTAGAGATGACATAATGTTTATGACAGATCCTAGAAGATTAAAGTACATGGCAGAGCCTGCATCTTGGAGTCTTGTGGAGTCTGGAGCAACAATGGCTGTAGGTATTGCTACCGCAGACGAAGCTAAATTTGTTGGTGGCCTTAGAGGTGTTAGTTGGACTGCGGCTCAAGTACTTAAAGAGTCAAAAAGTTTAGAAAATTAAATGTATATTTGTAAAAAATAAATAATGGCGAATACTTTAAACACAGACGTTGCTAAAGAGCTTAATATTACAGCTCGTAGAAATGATACTTTTAAAATGCTTTTAGAGGTTAGAAACTCTAGTAATGTATTAGAAAATTTTACAGGAAATAATAGTAATGCTACTGGTCACATATGGCAGGCTAAAATGAGTATATTAACTACTAGTGGTGATGCTGTTTTAAATATATATAGTGAGCAATGGAGAAATGCATCTGAAGGAGCGACGGCCTCAGACCCTGATGGTGACGGGGTTAATTACCAGCATCCTTCTGACGCGTTACCCGAAGCGACAACAGTAGGTCATTACACTGGAGGAACAGGCGCAAGTTCAGCTATACATTTAGCAGCTCAAGATGGTACAGCAGGAACTAAAGTTGCAATACATGTACCATATACTCATATGGATTTTCAGTCAGGAACATACAAGTATGATTTGCAAATAAGAAAGCAGACAGGTAACGCGCCAGCCACATTAGAATATATAACCTGGCTGTATGGAACATTTACTTTAAAATCTGATATTACGCAGATATAATGGCGCATGAAGTTAACATAAAAACATCTATTGCAACAGAAACCCTAAAGATAAATTATTATCCAGAGGGTTTTGCTGTTATACCTGACAGCGCTTCACATCAATATATAAACACAACTCCTAACGCTCAAAGCGTAGAAATACAAGACGTAACGTCTTATAGCATAACTAATGTAGACAACAGTGGCAACCTTGTTTTTGATGCGTCTAACGCTTTAGGAATAACTTTAGGTACTGCACCTTCATCACAATTATTAGAAGGCTTAGATGCTTATAAATATAGTTTTCCTGATTTCAATAATTATGGGGTTGTAGATGGGGTTGTTTCTGTATTTAGTGAAGATTTAACTACCTTAACAGCTGGAGATATAATATATTTTAAACCTCACGCAACAGGAACTGTTAATATATATAACTCTACAATTAAAAAAGCTAATGTATCTAATTTAAATAATGGAGCTTATAATACTTTAATGATATTTTTAAGTTATTCTAATGGAACCTTAAAAGTTTTACATAAAGGATTTTTTGACTATGAAACAGATAGTGTAAATGTTAGCAACTGGGAAGCAGGAAGAACAATATACTTAGATGAAAATAATAAAATAGATATAGTACCAACAACGCAGGCAGAAAACTGGGTTAAGTCTTTAGGGTTTTGCGTTCCAAATAAAGAAAATAAATACAGAGTTTGGTTTGAGCCTGACAGCACATACATTAAGTTAACAACATAAATTATGGGATATTATCCAAAAATAAGTGGAAACACAGATAGCAGATTAGATAAAAAAACTGGGGTAATGGATGCTTCATTTGACGTCTATGTATATCAAAATAGTGGCGCAAATGATAATGCTGAAAGAGCAAACATGATTGTATGTATAGTAAATAATGCTATTGAAGGATCTGGCCCAGATGCCGATTTAGGAATTGATGAGATTCAAATATATAACCCATCATTTTATGGCGGTATTGTACAAAACGTGTTAGAAGGTACAATTAATACAAACGCTGATAGCGGATGGATATTAGATCCAGTAGTTTCTGGTATTACCTACATTGGCGCTCCTGAAGGTCAAAATAATATAGCTCAATCTTCAAGTGGCGAAACGTGGAAGACTGCTGGTGAAGCAAGCCTATGTAATGCTTTTGTAACACATCCAGGTGATAGTTTTGTAGATACAAGCGCAAATAATTTAGGGACCACACCTGCAAATTACAATATAGTACCTCTTTATTTAGCCCACAATCTCGTTCAAAAAGATGTTAATGGCGATTATGAAGCACCAATACCAGCTAACTCATGGGCTTCTTTTGTGGTGGCTTATCAGCCCTCTCAAATAGAAACGCTCAGTGGTTATAAATTAAAAATATTTACAAACGCTGGTAATTTTCAATTAGACTTACACGGTAGTTCTTTTAATGAAGTAATAATGGGTGCAAATGTTGGTTCTATTAGCGGATCTACATTTACACCCACTGGTGTGACTATAAATGATGGTGGAGCATGGAAAATTGGTAACAACTCAAATGGTTGTTATCCAAGAGCAAAAACACCCGCACTATTAAGGTCTTTGATAGGAGATGATGTTTGCTTAAAGTTAACTGACGTAAGCTCTAATTTAGGACAGGTTGGATGGAAATGGAAACTATCAAGTAGTGGCTCTAGTCTTACATCAATTGCAAGCAGCTACCCACAAGAAGGGAATATGGCTTCTGCAGTGGCAGACTCTGGTAATAGTTCTGGTTACGAATGGATTGAAGGTGGTGTTTCTGAATGGGTTGCACCTGAAAACATGGAAGATATGTCTGATAACAACTATAGGATAAATGGTAATACTGTTATAGGAATGTCAACGTATAGTCAATATCCTTTAGGTAAAAATTTTAGACTAGAAGATGAAGATGTAGTTTGGCATAACGGGTCATATTATAGCGCTAGTGGAACTGTAAACTATTCAAAAAGTGACTTTTTTAGAGCCAGAATGTTTTGGTTAAAGTACGAAACAAATCCTACTAATTACGATAACTCAGCTATTTATAACGAGTTGTTTACTATGTCCGTATCGTGGGGTGTTTACACAAAAATTACTACACCAACTAGTAGGACGCAGGGAGATACCGAATTAAACGTAACGACTGCGCAGTCATTTGCATCACATGTTCATGGTGCTGGTTACGGACACAAATCTTATAGGCTACTAGATTGGTTAAGTAACGGAAGTGAGTTTGACCTTACACAACAAGTTACATATAATAACTGGGGTAATGATGCAGCATATGCATTAGAAAGTTATGATTTTGCAGCTGAAGTAGGAGCAAATACCTCTGGTACTCCTGGTGGTAGATTTGCAATATACTCACCTGCTGGTCATTTAGGAAAAAATCCTTATCAATGGAGTTCTAGTGATTCAGCTGGAAGTTATAGTAATACAACTTTTACTGCTTTTTCTACAAATGCTGATACCGCACATGCATGGTTAAAATACAATTTGATTATTCGAAAAAGAGCAGATCTTTTATATGAAAATACTACATGGCCTTGTAAGTTTGATAGAATAACTACTGAGTATCTTTGGGATTTTGATAAAATCTCATACTACTCAAAAGATATAGATCGTTGTTGGGATTTAGAAGGTGACTACCCTGGTCTTAAATCAAAGTTATATTGGAACTATGTTGTTGCTCCATCAATATCAAGAATATCTTTAATTCCAAAAAATACAGCTACTATAGATAAAGATCAAGGATCTTATATTGCCGATGGTTCACAGCCAGATCTTTTCGATAAAGATTTTTCTGCGCAAATAATTCCTGAGCCTGTAAGTCAATGGTATCAAAGTCCTAATGAAGGTTATCACGCTATAGATAATGATTCTTCAAATTGGGAAAACAATCAATTTAGCGGTACAAACGGAAAAGCTCATTATGATGATAGTTCTAGAAATGCAGTAGTTACTGTTGATAGGGTTGCAGCGTGGCAAGATGTAAACAGTAAAGTTAATACAAGTGCTGGTACACATAATCCTGTGTATAGAGGCTATGTAGATTCTAACAACAATAGAATACATGAGTTTACTCCTGTTAATACTATTTACAAAATAGAGACTCCTGCTTTAAGTCCTAATGATAATAATTATTACTCTTTTGGTTCTTTTAGATTTTTTAATCACGGCGATGATGTTGTATATATTCACAGCATGAAAATTGTTAAAGCAGATAATGACGATGATATTTTTGAAGAGGATTTATTTCAAAACCCCACAGGAGATCCTACGAATCCAGAAGAATTAAATGTAGGGTACAAGCCAAATGATTTATCAGCTGATGACGAAAAGATTCACTGGCATATAAGTGAGTGGGGACCCCATGCTGAAAATGAAAATGCGGATCCATGGAGAACTGTAGGGGCTACAGCTGCAGGAAATTCAGGTTTGTATACAGAAAAGAAATTTTACACTCCTCACACTTCCTCAACTCAAAATACACCAATAGGAAATTATAGACAAGATACTGGTAGTGATGCAAGGTACTGTAGTCCAGTAAGAAAGTGGTTTGATATTAACGCAAACGATAGTAGTCCAAACAGCTCAAATCAGACCAGCTCTGAAGGCTTTGATAACCTACTTTTTAATGATGATGATACACAAGATAATTATGGTATTGTTGCCCCTACGTTTGAGCAGTTAGGGTGTCCTTCTAATACAGATAATTTTTATAACGGAACAAGGTTTTTTGAAACCTGGAATAACGAACCAACTACAGGAACTGGATCCCAAACTCAATATAATGCTCCTGTTGGTGACAGCTTGTTTTTAATTAGGTTTAAATTAGAGCCAAAAGGAACTGTTCATGATATAGGAGATTACAGAGCAAAACTTGTAGTTTTTACTTACACACATGAGTATGCAAATAGAAAAAAAGTTGCAGCCAATGGCACGCCTACTAATAGCACGCATAATTTTGATAACTGGGAGGGTAGTTCCCCAGAGATAAACTTAAAGCTAGAAGAACATCATTTTTATTTTAAAGCATCAGTTGTTCCTGCACCTATTTTACAAGTAATGGATGCGGATGATACTATAGCATTTCCAGATAGTACTGATGTTGATTTTGGATCAATAAATGTTGGATAATGCCTTTTCCAGTACAAAATGTAAATGGGGAAGATTTAGGGTTTATTCCTGTTCAGGGTAAATTAATTATAGTTAAGATAAGAAATGTACACCCTTTAATGGTTCCAGTAATTTCAAATGGATATGTATTAAATGATTTTCCTTATTCAGAAATAGCAGATTTAGGTTCATATGGTGGTTTAGAATTAGGTTTTACATGTTTACCTGATTCACAAGACTACAGCAACACAGTTAATGTAACAACAAATATAAGTCAAATACCATATCCTGAAGGACCTTTGTTAAATTTAATGGGCTCTCAAACAACTTCATGGCCTTATAATTGGTCTATGACAAATCATAGGTTTGTAAATAGTTTTAGTTTAAGGAATTATAGTAACACTGGTGATGAATTTATTTTTGCTGTAACATTTTTTCCAATTAGAAGTAGAACATATAACGCGACATTAGTAATAGAACACCTTCTTCCTGGATCTACTTTTGTGCATAAATTTATATTAAATCTTACAGGAATAAGATATGGAAATATAAACGAAATAGATCATACAGAATACCCACAAATGGTTTTTGAAATAAACCACGTAGGGTCTAACAACATATTAAAAATAGAAACATAATGCCAGATCCAATATTAGAAATATATGACCTTGATAATAGGCGGCTTCAAAATAACACTGGTGCTATTATTGCAGACAGCATACACATGCCAGAAGAGGTTGATGTAGAAATTGTAACTCATACTTTAAACCTGTATGCAGGATGGAACTTGATTTCAACTTATGTAAACGTTGACTCTTTAAGTAATAAATCTCTTAGTAATATATTATACCCATTAGTTAGTAATGGAAACTTAATTATCGCTAAAGACTATCTTGGTAGTGCCTACCTTCCTGAATGGAATTTTAATGGAATTGGTGACTGGAAAAACGGTCAAGCTTATCAAATTAAATTAAATAATTCACAGACACTTGAAATAACAGGAGAAAGAATGGTACACACAACTCCGCAAGGATCTTATTACGGAATGGAGATTGAAATACAAGGAGGTTGGAATTTTATTGGAATACCAACTATCGGTGTTTATAATCTTGTTGAGGTATTTGATATGATGAGAGTTACCCAAGACACTAACACCAACAACGGCTCTTCATGTAGTCAAGGAGATACGATGTCTATTGGGCCTGCGAATTTAACTAATTGCGGAAGCGGAGCTATTATTATTATTAAAAATTATTTAGGATCAGCTTATCTTCCTGAATGGAATTTTAATGGGATAGGTAGTTTGTTGCCTGGACAAGGGTATCAAATAAAAATGTTTGGTCCATCAAGTAACAAGTATAAACTTTTATTTACAGAATCATCAATAAGCAATGAATGGGTCTTATGGGATGGACAATTTACTGATGAGAATCCGCAATAAATCGTTATGACAAAAATAAAATTATTACAAGGAATACTGCCAGGAAATTCTACACCACAAGAGTTTGTTGAAAAATTGTATATTAAAAAAAATATAATAGTCCCTGAAAAAGATGAAATAATAATAACGCATACAGACAACAGTTTTAATTTAACTATACCTTATAATCAAACAGAATCTATTATAAATAAAATAGATTATCCTAAAAGCTTTATAGATAAAATTCAACCTTTACGTCTTGTCGCCATCTCAGGGGGTTATGGAGAAGAGGTTTCTTTGCTTGTTAAGCAAATGAACTTAATTAAATTTATTAATTTTTTAGAAGAATATAAGTTAGATATAGAAAGCGACACCCAAATAACGCAAAAAAATATAATACAACAAAATGAGGTAGTACAAAAAACAAATAAAAGTATTAATACTTTAATATTAGATTATAGATTTATAAAAAATCAATTTTTAAACACTCAAAAATACTATTATAAAACAAAAGATTCTTTAGGTAATACTTGGGGTTCAAGTGAGTCGTTTTATAGAAACCAAATAAAAACAATAAATTTTAAAAATGTTATTGATGATACAACGTCAACAAACAAAGATGGTTTTACATTAAATGAAACTTATTATTTATTTTTATCTAATGAAAATAAAGACGTTAAATTATCATACACAGCGACAAGTAGTTTAGCTTTGAATAAAGGTGTAATAACAATTAATACTTTAAGTTTATAACATGAAAATAACAACAAAAAATATTAATGTATCTTTGTATGGTAAAGTTGTTAACAAAAATATAACTACTAAAAAGTCTATAAAAATAAAAACAAGTAAAACATAAGATTATGGCAAAAGTATCTGCAGATATAGCTGAAACAGTAGACATTACCCTGAGAAGAGGTGACTCTTTTTATTTAAAAATAGAATTAACTAACGAAGACGGGACTAATTATAATCTTTATGATAGTAACGGGGTTTCCGCTATGGATTGTAACTTTGAGGTATACAACAATGATAGGTTAATTTTGGGTTATGCAGCGAAAGAAGCATTGTCACCTATGGTTTCTCAAACAATAGCTGTTGATCCTGCCGAATCTACTATAACTATTGATAGTGCTGCGACAAACCAATCATTATATAGTGGAGCGTATAAATATAAATTGTATGTAACTGATAATGGTAGTGTTTTTAATACAGTAATGATTGGTAAGTTTAAAGTTATTGACCTGTAATGCCAAACACAGAAGTAAACATATCGTTAAAAAGTAAAAGTAATCCTGTAATAAACATTACAACAGTTGATAGTGGTACTGTTACAGGATCTGCAATAATAGCTCCTACAGTATCTTTTATATCCACAGGGCCTAGAGGCGCTGTAGGCGCTAAAGGCGATAACGGAAATGATGGAACTGCAGTTGTCGCACCAAATAGTATTACAGCTACAGAAATAGCGCCAGGAGTTATAACAGCTACAGAGATAGCTAGCAATAGTATAACCGCAGGAAATCTTGCTGTTGGAGCCGTGACCAATCATTCAATTGCAGATGGAGCAATAGCTGCGTCAAAAATAGCAGACGGAACAATTACGTCTGGGAAACTAGCATCAGGTACTATAAGTAGTGCTGTTATAGATATTATAGACAACAACGCTATTGATAAAAGTAAAATTGCAGAGCAAACATTGGATGCTAGTACGCTTGCAACAGATTCTATTTTAACATCTAAAGTAAAAGATAGAAACATCACTGGTGCTAAGATAGAATCTAATGCAGATTTAGATGGTGAAGTAAAAGTTCACAATTTAAAATTAAAAGGTTCTTCACCAGCCACGCTTACAGGACCCGACAATTACGCTTTACAAATAAAATCTAACACTACTATAGATTTTCAAAATACATCAAATACAACTATAGCATCTTTAGATCAAAATGGAAATTTAACTTTATCTGGTACTGTAGACGGAATAAATATAGCTACAGATGTTGCTGCTAATTCTAATAAAACAGGAATTACTACAGCACAAGCAAATGCTATCATAGCCAACACGGCTAAAACTGTTATTACTACTAGTCAAGCTAACGCAATTACTGCGAACACAGCTAAGGTTGACCTTACTGTTGAAAATGCTGGAACAGTACACGCTAGTAACTATACAGACACAAATACCACATACGATGTAATGGGTAGCGGTAATAGTTACGCTGCTGGTTTAATTCCTGCTGGGTCTGCCGCGCACTCTAATAATTTTTTAAGAAAAGACGGCACATTTGCAATACCATATATATACTTAGGTATGGATGGTATAGCTTTAAGTTTTAATCAAATTTCTGTAGACCTTAAAGCAAATGGTGGCCTTGTTATAGAAAATGGTAAAATAGCCTTAGACTTAGGGGCGTCTTCTATTACAAATAATCTTACCATACCTGCAGCTTACACAGACGCAGAAGCAGTTAGTGCAGTAGCAGCGGCAGATAATTACATTAAAAATGATGCTAATGAAGTGTTAGCTGGTAGTCTTGAAATCAGTGAGCAATTATTTGTTGTTAAATCTACTGGTGGAAGTAAATCTAGATTTAGAAATTCTTCTACTACAACTAACAGAACTTTAGAGGTTCCAGACGCTAGTGGTACTTTAGCCCTTACATCAGACATACCTAGCTTTACTCCTAATCCTACCGTCATAGGACAATTTTCTACTAGAGTTTCTTCATATTGGTCTGGAAGATATTATTATGGTCACGCAAGTTATGGTTGGAATTACTTTGCTTGGAATTATGCTACTACATCGAAAACAACGTTAGACGATAGGTATATTCATGTAGGTATGGTTTCTCCTATAACGACAAATAATGTAAAAGTAAGAGCAACCGTAAGAAACGATAGTAATACTGAAAATGTAGAGCTTTGTTTATTAAAAGGTTTAAGGCCAAATGGTAGCTCATCAAATGTTTCTTTAACAGAATTAGGTAGTGTTACGGTTACAATTTCTACTGTTGATTTACATTACAATGGAGATATTGATGTTACTAACGCTAATTTAGCGGCTGGTGATTTAGTTTTTTTAGCTGTAAAAAGAGTATCAAGTGCTGCAGATGCAACAAAATATATACAAGTAAGCGCAACAATATATGGCGAATAAATACATACCTAAAGATGTTAAAAATCTTTTTATACCTGGTATAAATGAAGATATAAAAAAAGCTGCTGAAGATTGTACTACAGCAGAATTAACTGTTTTAGTTAATAGTTTAGTGGATGTGCTAAATGAAATTTTAAAAGAACAGAAAGGAGAACAGTAATGGCAACAATAAATACAGACATAGCTCAAAAGATAGATATTATAGTTAGAGAAGATAACACTGCTACTATAAGTTTAAACATTACTGATTCGTCAGGATCTGCTTTTGACCTCACTGGTTATAGTGTTAAATTCGTAGTTGAAAACAATAGCGGAGAAGTTTTATTTAATCTTAGTAATGAAAGCTCTGATGGTATAACTAATCCTGCAGACGGAACAGGAACTTTAGATTCAACAGGAAAATGTATTATTAAGATAGAAGCTTCAGAAACAAGCCTTATTCCAGGGACTTATAAACATAAACTTGTACTTATAAATTCTGGCGTTTCTACGCAAACATGGATGTATGGAAAATTTAAAGTTAATAAAGATTAAATAAGTATATTTGTGAAAGATTTGATTGAGCAATTAAAAAAATTAAACCACGCATGGTATTGTTCTAAAACAAAATGTACATGTTCTACTATCAAACTTGAAGACGAGGTGGATCTTGGTGATAGAATAATACAGGAAATGTGGGATAAAGAAAAACGATTTATAAATTCTAAAAATAAAATAAAATGAATGTAAATGATTTGTATAATAAGCAGATTGCTAAAGGTGGCTTTTTGACAACAAAAGAAGGCGCTTCACCAGCAGGTGTGACTGCAAGCTCAGGGACATATTATGCCGTTCAGTTTGTAACAGATTGTACTCCTTCAACGTTTACTGCAGGTAATTCAACAACTGTTACTGGTTCTATTTATCCAGCGGGCATGGTTATATATGGTGATATAACTGCAATTACATGTTCAGAAGACGAAGTATATATATTATATAAAAATTAAAAAATGATAGGTTTAAAGCTAACAGCTTTTACTGCTAGTGTTGTTAAGTCTATAGTAAAGAAAGCCTTACAGGCTTGGTATAAGGCTGATAACACTCAAGCTCCTTTAGGGGAGGAGGAGATAGCTAATGGTAGTTTTGCTACTGGACCAGAGTTAGTAAATAACAATAATTGGTCAAGAAGTAGTACTGTTTCATCAGGTAGTAAATTATTAGATGGTGATGATCTTATATTTCCAGGAGATAGCAATACAGCATTTACACCAAGTCAAAGTGGTATAACATTAGGGCCAGAAGGTTTTAGATTTGTTACACAAGGTACTAGTAGCTTTATTGGTATGAATGCTGGCGCTATACTAACTGAAGCTAATAGTAGTAACGCTACAGTAGCTGTTACGTATACTATACTACAGTCTAATAGAAGTAATACTTTGTCTATATCAAATGCAAGCGATCATGGAGGTGATGTTCATTTAGATACTTCTGTTGGTACTCATACTTTATACTTTACACCTGGTAGGAATGATCTTTTAATTAAAAGAAGAGGTGATGATATTGATGTTACTATAGCTAACGTATCTGTTAAACAAACCAACCCTAACGATAGTTGGGCAGTTGGTACTGGTTGGGCTGTAGAGGATGGTACAGCCACCTGTAGTAGTGAAAATGCTAATTTAACTACAGATGTAAGCTCTGTAGCTGGTAAAATCTATAAAGTAACTGTAAATGTAACTAGAACTTCTGGGCTTTTAGCTATCGATTTAGGAGGTTCTGATCTTCAATCTACCACTAGCTCTGGAGTTCAAACTTTTACTATAAAGGCTGTCGACACTGGTCACTTGAGATTTTACGGTGGAGCATTTAGGGGTTCATTAAGTAATATTTCTGTAAAAGAAATAACAAACTCTGTTAAAGACTTTTCCCCTAACAATAACAACGGTGTGTTATATTCTGGTAAGGCTTTAAGCTTTGATGGTACTGGTGATAAAATAAATTTAAATTATTGGAAATCTGAAACTATAAATGATAATACTAAAGCAACATTTACTTGTTGGATCAATGCAGACGATGCTACTTCTGAACAAATATTTCTTGGCCACAACCAACAACCTAATTCAAGGTTTTACTTAGCAGGTAAAAATGATGTATTAGATTTAGGATGGGGTATTTCATCGTGGAACACAACTCCTACTGCTGGAGCTCTACCTACTATATTAGATAACACTTGGTATAGAGTCGTTGCTGTTATAGAAGGAAAGACTTGTAAGGTTTTTATGAATGGAGAGTACCAATTTGAAAAAACAAACACTAATGACTTTACAACCGATACAGATGGTTTATACTTTGGATCTCATGGAGATGGAACTTCTTACGATTGGACAGGTAAACTAGCAGACTTTCAAATATACGACAAAGCTTGGACACCCTCAGACGTAAAGTACGATTGGGAAAATCCTGATAAAGACGTATTCGATGACGAAGGTAGAACAGAGGTTTTAGGTGAAGAGTTAATTGTTGGCGGAGTTAGTTCTACTGGTTCTTGGGGATTAGCATACCCTGATACGACAGTATCTGTTGTTGATGGTATTTTACGGGTTTCACCTAGTAGTGCAGGTGCTTATGGGGTAAGGCAAACATTAACTACAAAAGTTGGTGCTGTTTATAAAATCACTGCTACAGTAAATATGGATAATGCAAGTAGTGGTTCAGGTAATTTAAAAATCTCTAACGATTCTAATCTTGGGACAGGAACAACGTTAA